CACGTGCACCTTAGTATCGCCGAGAGGGGTCTTCTCGATGTGCGTAACGGTACCGTTCACGTCAGAGATGATCGCCTTATCCGGGAACTTCTCCTGGTTCGTCAAGAGGTTAGACGTCTGGTCGAACGGGTTGACGGATTTACCGGCTTTCGCATCGTGCTTAGTACCGAGGATCATCTGGGTCAGTACTTCGGACGCAGACTGTGCAGCGATAACGCCAACGTTCTCTCCGATTTCCGGTAGCTTACCGCGAGAATCCAGACCGTAGCACTTCTGGCACACGCCCTCCTTCGCCTGACACGTTAGGGTCGTACGGACTTTCACTTCTTTACGACCATCCTGCACTAAGTCATTGAAGTAACGCTCGTCGATCACACGGTCAGTACCGGCTTCGTAGTGGAAAATGATGCGTTTCTTGTTGCTGACCATGATCGGCTTACCGTCTTTATTCACACCGGGAACCGACATCGGTTCGACGACACCATTGTGCGTATGACAGTCAGGAATCGTCACGACTTCGTGATACAGGTTCGGCGTGATGGATTTGAACATGTCACCTGGCTTCGAGGTCGAGAGCTGGGCGGATACTGTGTTACCACGACCCCAGTAGGACATCGCGAGGTGCTCCGCCGGAGTCAGCCCTTCGGCGAACGAGTGAGTGATCGCCAGCGGAATTGGTGTACCGTCGATTCGCTTAGACTGAATCGGAGAAGACGTCGCCTGTTGCAGCTGCAGCGGGTTACCACGGGCACCGGTCTGAGCCATCAGGGCGGCGGTCGAGTGACGAGACAGCATGAAGTTCAGGTTCTGCTTGGTCAAGATCTCACCGTACTTCGTGGCGAGTTCGGCCAACTGTTCACGACGTTCACGCTCGGACAGGTCTTTGTGGTCGTTCAGGTGGTTCACCGCGGTCTCGTACTCGTGCAGGAGAGCCTGACGTTCATCGGAATCGTTGTGGTAGTCAGACAGCGGCGTCGAGTAGCCGTGATGGGTCGCCGTGTTGAAGAAGAGGTGAGATAGATCAGAGATCGTATCCGCCGCTTTGTCACCACCGTGCGTAATCACGTGAGACATCAAGTCCTTGACGCCGTTCTTGTCCAGCAGCTTCGACGGATCGAAGTGCTTTTGTACTTCTTCAGGAAGCTTGCTCTTAATGAGTAGCGCTCCGGGAGTGATAATTTGAGTCATCATGTCACCTTTTCGTTGATCAACTAGTCGTATTTTAGGGCCCAGTTCGGGTATAAGTAAAGTATGCAAACGAAGGGATTTACCCTCGTATAAGGAGAACTGTCATGGTAGCAACAATCGATACATCCATCAAAATCATTAAGTTAATGGACCACCCTATCAAACTCGGTCACTTCGACGGGACCACGTGGGTCGCCCTGAAGTCGCTGACATCCTTCCTCAACCTGAACTACGAGCAGCAAGTGCGTACCCTGTCTGGGAACACGACGATGGCCAAGCTCGGTACGCTGAAGGTGGATGCGAACGCGAAGATGATTACCGAGCCCGACGGGACGACCGACATGTGGATCCCGAACGGAGAGGTCTCACTGTGGGCGTCGAAGCTAATCATGGAGGATCTGACCAAGCTCGACCGTCAGAATCTCTGTGCGACATTGCTTCCGAGCCTGATGTCGAACGCTTTCTAAGAGGGGAAACCCTCTTTTTAGCCAAAAGTTACACGAAAAGTTACAAAGAAACCCTTACAGATCAAGGCTTTGCAGCGTTTTAAACGTTGT